ATCGGGCTCATCGGTCGGCAGGCGGATAAAGCCGCCGTTGCGCATGCGCATGAGCGCCTGGGTCATCGTATCAACATAGTCGTCATGCTCACCAGCGGGGAAGGCCGCGACCTCCTCCACAAGCTCCCGGGCCCAGCGGGTGTCTGGCACCCACACACGGCCTGAGGTGAACATGTCGGACACCGCGTTCAGGCGCACCACCTTGTCGTTGCTGGTGCCTGTTTTGCCCCGGCTGGGGCTGAACTCACTGATGGGTATGCCCATCGCCCGAAGCTCCTGAATGAGCGGCGCTCCAGCGGCTTTCTTCTCGATCAGGCACGCGTCTGGTTCCCACTCGCGGTAGTACTCGCTGGCACGCTTCTTCAGATCCGGGAATGCCCACCTGCCTTTGATCGCGTCGAGCAGGATGATGTGCGCGTTGTCGTTGTCTTCCTCGTTAAACCACACGCCCCACGTGGTGCAGGCACTGTAGTCAGCGCTGGTCTTGGTCTCGTGCGCGGTGTCCCACGACTGGATGATGTACTCGCAAGTGGGCGGCTTCTCGGGCTCCCAGAGCTTCCACATCTCGCGCTTGATGACCGCCGCCACCTCCGAGGTGGGGTTCTGCATGTACTGGGACTGCCAGAACCGGGGGTCCATGCCTGCGCGTTTGGCCTGAAGCTGCTCCAGGGGCCACTGCTCGGGCCACAGAGACTTCTCCTGCGGCGTGTGCTCATGCAGGATGGCCGGAAGCTCCACGATCTCCCACTTGTCGGCGTCGGGATTCTTGATCTGGTGGCTGATCAGCATGCCCGTGAGGTCCAACTGAGACCACCGGGTCATGATCACGATGATCGCACCCCCCGGCATCAAGCGTTGGAGAGGGCCGGTCTGGAACCAGTTCCACGCAGCGTCGAACGGCGTGCGTGTGCCTGCTTTAATGTCCTGTTCTGAGTGCGGATCGTCAATGACGAAGAGGTCAGCGCCCCGTCCTGCGATGCTACCACCCACACCGACGGCGTAATACTGGCCTCCGGCACTAGTGGACCACTTACCTGACGCTTTTTGGTCCTCAGAGACCTGCGTATCAGGAAAAATGGTGGCGTATTCGGGCGTTTCGATGAGGTTTCTGATGCGCCGACCGAAATCTTCGGATAGAGACGACGTGTGCGTCCCCATGATGATCTTTTTATGTGGGAATTTACCTAAAAAATAGGCAGGAAACAGGTAAGAACTGAATTCAGACTTACCCATACGAGGCGCAATGTTGATAATCACCCGGCGTTTAACGCCGGAGATCACTTCTTCAAAGATCTGCGCCAGTTTGCGGTGGTGAGCGCCCTCTTTGAAGCCCGGATAGTTGAAATGAGCGAATCCAAGCAGTGTGTTCTGCGCAGCAGTAATGCGATGTCGGCGCTCTTTCTCTTCTAAGAGATCAAAAAACTCCATTTTCTCCCGCACACTCATGGTGGGGAGCGCGGCCTGAATGGCCTGCGCCTGCTTGGGCGTCAGGAAATCAGGCAGTTTCATTGTTTTCCAAGAGTACAGCGTCTGTCGGAGTGGCGTCTACCACGCCCATGAACCGCGCCAGCTTCTCTTTGAGCTTGCTCTCAAGCTCCTGATCGGTGATGTCCGTCTTCTTGACCTCGACACGGTCGGTGAAGAGCGCCACTTCTGTAACCCGGCCCAGTAGCTCCAGGGCACGCAAGCGTATCCGAGCGTCGGGGTGATCTACCTCTTCGAGGATCTTCGACACCGCGTAGCCACGAAGCTCCTTGGCCTGATTGACGAACTCCCAGTCATAGGCGGTGAGCATGCCGGTGAGGTGGCGCACCGCAGCGGGCGTCTTGAGCGCGAGGAGCGCTGCTTTCTGCTTGGGATCGGTGTCGGGCTTGACGAGCGACTGGAACGCGCTCTGAGCCAGCGAGGAGGCGGCAGCCGTATCTGCCGTGTCGGCAGTGGGCGCTCCTAAAGACTCCAGCCAGTTTGCCGTGTTGTGCTGCGCATCGATCAGCGTCTGTGTATCCGCTTTCTCCAACGGCACGGTGTCTGCGATGCCACAGACAGAAGGCTCGAAGTCAAGGAGGTGATCCAACATATTGTCGCAGGGCTTGCGCCCGAGTTGGGCGCAGTGTACAGTTGCGTTTGTCTCCTTGCAAGTTTCTACTTGCTTTCTCCCTGAGGTGGTCGAAAGACCGCTTTAAGCCCCCGATGCCCCTCGGGGGTTTTTTTTATTATGTCGTGTCAAAGACTGGACAAAAAAAGCTAGAAATTTTTATGTAGTGGTGGGGGTGAATATTTAGCGAAAAATTTTGGAAAAATTATAAAATGTGGTTGGGGATTCATGTTCATACAACGACGCAGTACCTTGCTGCATACAGGGCTCCCCCGGGTACGGTGGGTTCTAGGCTACGGCAAAAGAGAATCGAAGAACCCCCATATGGTAAAATAGCTTCAGCGGTTGGGGATTCGCCCTAGCTGCATCAACCGGGGGAGAAATCTCCCCCACACGGAGAGAGCATCATGAAGAAGACATTTGCACAGTTCGCATTCACCTACGGCCAGACAGACAGGCTCACCCACGAAGCAACCGAGCATTGGCACAGTGAGTACACGAAGATGGAAGCGGAGCAACAGGGTGAGATGCGGGATCAGTGGCTCCTGAACTACCTCATGGGCAAGCTCAAGCTCGACGAGACCCAGGCTCAGGAGATCGTCGCTGCCTCACGCAACGACCGCGCAGTGGCGCACCAGAGAGCCTATGACCGCGCTCGTGGACAGTTCGCGTACCACATCGTCCGCAAGACCACGAGCGCCAAGGCCGAGGCCGAGCCCAAGACTGCCAAGGTCCGTCTGCCTAGCGGCACGGTCGAGCGCGTAGTTGAGGCCTACGTGGGCCTGACCCGTGAGCAGATCATCGCGGCGCACGAGCGTGCGCTTGCTGCCCTTGACTTCGAGTGACCAACCCCGGGGGAGATTTCTCCCCCATGCGAGTGCGCTTCGCACTAGGTGCGGCATGGGCCGCGTCTCATTGGACAGGCACGCTGTGCCTCAAGGAGAAAGCAATGAAGATACTCGTTGGACATGGTGCCTACTCAGGCGCAAACCACTTGCGGGTGCACGGCACCACGCATGGGGCCGTGATGGATCTAATCCGTCGCGGTGTGTGCCGCACGGTTGCCCGTGCCAAGGTGACCGCTGCCGTCTCTCGCCCGTACGGGTGGGAGGTGCTGCGCTGCCGCAGCGAAGTCGTCGAAATCACCCGTCGTGACGATCTGTAATCAGGAGAGCAAATGAACCTCGTCAAGGAAGTCCGCGCTGCCTGGGTGCAGCGTGAGATCAAGCGACTCATGCCCGTGAGCCACAAGACCGAGCCCGTCGAGCAGCGCAGGAACCCCCTGCGTGCCGCCCGCAAGGCGGCGAAGAAGGCGTAACCACCGGGGGAGATTTCTCCCCCACTTCAAGGAGAAAGTGATGTATCTTGTCTACACCGAGATCCGCCCGCAGCAGTGGCGCTGTGTGCGCGTGACCGAGTCACTCGAAGTGGCAAAAGAATTGGCCCAGGCCAACACCACCTACGGCTACCCCAGCGTTGTCGAAGACGAAGTGGGGCGCACACTCTGGAGGCACGCATGAGCAAGTCATTCAAGGGAGAGGAGCGCCGCTCTGCGGCGCAGGCACACCGCGCACGCCGCACTGCGCGGCTTGATAAGTTTCTTGAATCGCACGATTCAAGTCTTGAATCTACCACCAAGCGGGACAGGACACCACAATGTGGAACGATGGACGCAAGTCCGCGTATTCGACGCTCTGACTAGCGCCTTGCCACACCTAAGTGGTTGATTGGCCAGGGCTTTCTCTTATATATATAGATATAGATTACTTATATTTATATATACATAGGGATGGGCAAGTGCCTCTATCCATGTGCTCACCGTCCAGCCGTGGCCTTTTCTTTTTTCCCTTTCCCCTCGTCTGTGTGTTTGGATTTTGAAATTGAGGAACACCTGACCATGGTTCACTTCTTTACGACGGCGCGACAACCACTTACACTTGTGAGAGTGCCTGTCAGAGCGCCGAATACGTGGACGCAGCCGGTTTTTGGTGGACGCAGCACTTGTAGCTTTGGCAACTATCTACCCATTCGGGGGAGAAATCTCCCCCACAACCCCAAGGAGAACGCCCATGGCATTGCCTTTTTACGACCGTGTTTCCCCTCGCTGCGCTCGATGTCAGCGGCGCAAGCACGTCAACAATTTCATGAAGTGGTACGAGGGCGCATTCATCCAGCGCCCTTTCTGTGTGGAATGCGAGGCGAGTGAGCCTGAGCCCACGCTTTATCGCGCACCACCGCCACCCGCTGAGCCCATGCCGCCCCTGTCCAAGCACCTACGCCGCAAGGCGTGGGGTGCCACGCTGACTGCGCTGCGTGACGCGCAGTTGTGGTGCGCAGCCACCGCTCAGCGCTCATCGCCCGCATGGTGTGAGTTCCTCGATGTTTATTCGGCGCTGCTGCAGTCCATCCAGCGTCGGATCGAGGACATGCGCAAGTGGGGCAGCCACTCGCAGCCGATGGACTATTTCTTTTCGCCCGAGACGCTGCGCCGTCTCACGGATTTGTATGACGCCGCTGATCCGCAAAGGGATCTGCCCTATGGTCCCCCGCCGTTCTTGCCTGAGGTGGTGGGGTTGAGGAGGTTCGGATGACGACTGACTATTACAAACGCTTCTTGCACCTCGGTGTGCAGGCCACCTGCCCGGGTTGCGGCCTTACCCTGCGCTTGCACGAGTTCCGCAAGTGGTGGGGTAGCAAGCGCTTGCTGCGCACGTTGTGCATCAGGTGTGAGCCTGAGCGTGCGCTTGAGGACATGACGCCAGAGGAGCGGGCGCTGGCGGTGGACAACCAGCGCCCATTCGCAACACCTGCCCGGGTGAACAGGATCAACACTGTCGAAGCGGCGCAGAAGAAACGTCGACGGGTGATGGGGGCCAAGCGCAGACACAGCGCTGCGCGGACGCAGGCGTGGGCACCGCTGATGCACAAGCTGAAGATGGACATGGACTGGTGCCGCAAGGGCAAGCTGGCCTTGTACGTCACACCTGAGCGCTTGGCGTTCTTCGAGGCGTACGAGGCAGCGCTGACTGATGCCGTCTCAATAGCTAAGGACCTACGAACGCGGGCCACTAGCACAACGCAGATCCCTGCGATCACCAAGCTCCTCTACCCGGAGACGTGCCGTGCACTGGCTAGGCTGTACGCAGCATGCGCTAACGCTCGTGGCCGCCCACTGTCGAGAGATCCGTTGTTCCTGCAGATTAACGAGGACAT